CTCACAAGCTACAAGTGGAAATATACGTTATGTTGCCAGACGTAGAGTTGGCGGTGCTGTAGTTCTTGCGGAAGCGATTAGACTACAAAACATTTCTGCATAAGGGAGATTATTATGAGAGATATTTCAAATAGAACTAAGTCGGTTACTTGTCAAGACGCAAAAGTATTTACAGCAGACGCAGATGGAACTACTGTTGATACTCAAGGTTTTGAGTCAGTAATGTTCATAGTTAACTCTGGTATTGAAGGCGATACATTATCTGGAAGTGTTAAGTTTGACTTTATACTTCAAGATTCTACAGATGATTCTACATTTTCAGCAGTTACTAGCTCAACAGCAGTAACAGAGGGAAGTGTTGATAGCTCTGGTATCTTTTTGACACTAGACGCAAATGGCGAAACACCACAGACAAGCCAAATTGGTTATATCGGTGGTAATAGATATGTAAGAGTTAAGATTGACGCAACAGGAACTCATTCCAATGGAACGCCTATAAGTGTTCAAGCGGTATTGGGTAATCCTATTGATTCAACAGACGCTTAATATCTGATAAGTTTGTGGGGGTGGTTTTGATTGCTCATTGTCTGCCCTCACTCTTATATTGATTAGATAGTGTTTTAATAATATTATGTAATGAATAATGGAGAGAAATATGAAAATTAAAATGTTGGCAGATGTGAAGGCTTCTTGTAATGAATCTGGAAATGCAACTAGAATTTATCAAAACAATGAAATTATTGATTGCGATAAAGAATGGCTAAAGATTGTTGGACAAAATTTTATAGATAATAATCTAGCAATAGAAGTTAAAGTTGATGAGCCAAAAGAAACCAAGAAAAAAGCAGTAAAGAAAAAAACTACCAAGAAAAAAGCCACTAAGTCTAAAGGTTAATCACTATGGCTAGAAGTATTGGGAGTACATTTTCCACCCAGTTATCTAGCAGTCAAACTAGACCATTTTATGCAGTAGAGTTTTTGTATTCCATTCCTTTAAGAATGTGGACTGGATATGGTGAGTTTGAGATTCTAGGAGATACCTATCAAGGTTTAGGAAACTTAATTGATATAAGCCAAGTCAATGAATCCGCAGATATAAAAGCAACAGGAATCAATATAAATGTATCTGGATTAGATACTAGTATTTTATCGGCTGGTTTTAATGAAACTCAACAAGGAACAACTGTTAATATTTATTTTGGCGTGTTAACAACCACAAGTAATGCTCTTGCAATTGTCGACACGCCTTATCAAATATTTAGCGGTATAGTGGATACAGTAACGATTGTAGAAGATGGAGAAACTTCTGCTCTTAATTACAATATAGAAAGCAAATTAATATCTTTAGAAAAAGCATTAGACTTTAGATACACCGACCAAGACCAAAAACACTTTTTCCCAAATGACAGAGGATTAGAGTTTGTTGATGACTTACAAAACAAATCAATTGATTGGGGTGGGGGTGATAGGTAATGGGATTTTTTAGTAGCATAGTCAAAGCTGTAACAGGAGTTGCTAAAAGCATTGCTGGAAGTACTGTTGGTCAAGCAGTTATGGGTTTTGTTACTGGTGGCATAAGTTCAATTTTAGTCAATATGGCTGTGTCTGCTGTGCTGTCAAAAGTGTTTGCAAAAAAACCAAAAGCTAATTATCAACAGCAGTTGCAATCTAGGACAGAAATGGTTAAACAAGCTATTATTCCCAGAGATACTGTTTATGGCGAAACCAAAAAATCTGGTGGCATTATATTCATGGAAGCCACTAATAACGATAAAGATTTACATATTGTTGTGCAATTAGCTTCACATGAAATACAAGCTATTGATAAAGTTTATTTTGGGGAAGAGGAATTAACTCTTGCAAGTGCTGGAAATGATTCAAATGGTATTGCAAGGCTTATTGTTACATCACCATCAAAATATGCAACCGAATCACGTTTTTTTACGACAACACAAGATGTTGTTATTTCTAATTATGTTGATGTTGAATTTAAAGAAGTTCTTCCTTTTGGTGGTTACAATATAGTTTCAAGAAAAGGATTGGCGAAAGGTACAACGCAAATAACTATGGTAAAAGACGTTGCTTTTACTGTAACAACTAGTGATAAGTTGAATATAAATGGTGTTCAATATGGTATATCGTCTGGCGGAAGTTCATCTGGCTCTGGCACAAGACATACACTAACAGTTACTATATCTGAAGGATTAAGAACAGATGTAAGAGCAACATCAATAAGTTATGATGAGTTAGGCAATAGAAAAAGAATTACACCATATAGAAATAATAAAAACACACCTTTACCATTTTTGTCAGGAACATCAACAACAATTAATTCTGCAATAGTAGCAAGACACTCATTCCCAGTTGTTGTAGGAGCAACAAGCAATTTAACAGTCAGAATAAAACAACATTTAGGAAGTGATGACCAGTTAGCAGATGCAGATTTAGTTTCCGAAGTACCAAAATGGACTTCAGCACACAGATTGCAAGGAATAGCTTATTTGTATGTTAAGTTGAAATATGACGCTGACGCTTTTCCTTTAGGTGTTCCAAATATATCTGCTGAAATAAAAGGTAAAAAAATATTAGATTTTAGAACTGGCTCTACAGCTTTTTCATCTAATCCAGCTTTATGCCTTTATGATTACTTATCAGATACCAGATTCGGTTTAGCGACACCAACTGCCAATATTGACACAGCTTCATTTACAACAGTCGCAGACATTTGTGATGAAGATATTAGTTTGGCTGGTGGTGGTACAGAAAATAGATATGAAGCTCATGGAATTGTATACAGTAATGTTGATCCAATGACTGCAATAGATGAGCTATGTGGCTCTATGTTAGGTATATTAAGTTATTCAAATGGTAAGTTTATTTTAGCTGGTGGTAAGTTTGTTTCTCCCACAATATCGCTTGATGAAGACGATTTTAGAGGTGGTATGCAAGTACAAACAAAACAATCAAGAAGAAATTTATTTAATACAGTTAAAGGTGTTTTTACCAGCCCTTCATCTAACTGGCAACCAACCGACTATCCAATGGTAACTTCTAGCACTTTTGTTGCAGAAGATAATGGCGAAACTATTTTTGCTAACGCAGATTTGCCTTTTACCACATCTCCTACAATGGCACAAAGGATTGCCAAAGTTATTTTATTTAAGAACAGACAACAAATGGTGATACAAGCTCCCATGAAGCTATCTGCATTTAAGTTGCAAGTTGGAGATACAGTAAGCATTACAAATGAAAGACTTGG